AACGCCGGCGCAAGATCTGGAAGGACACGACGCTGGGCGCGATCCTGACCGAGATCGCGGGCCGCAACAGCCTCAACCCCAGAATCCACCCCGACCTCGCTTCAAAGCCGATCGAGGCGATCGAGCAGTCGGCGAAGAGCGACATGGCCTTCGTCCGCGATCTAGGCCGCCGATACGACGCCGTGGCGACGCCAAAGGGCGGCGCGCTGGTCTTCATGCCCATCGGCGCCACAACCACCGCTGGCGGCGCCTCCCTGCCCTCCTCCGCCATCACCAAGGCAAAGGGATGGGCATGGCGCTTCGCCGCGACCGCGCGCGATGAATATGACGGCGCCCAAGCGCAGTATCGGGATCTCGATGGCGGCAAGAACCAGACGGTCACCGCCGGCGGCGGCAAGCGCAAAAAGCTCCGCCGCGTCTATGCGAACAAGGCCGACGCCGAAGCGGCCGCCCAGGGCGAAGCCAGCAAGCGTAAGCGCGGCGCCTACACCTTCGAATATGATCTGGCCTATGGCGACCCCGCGCTGATCCCCAACGCCCGCGTCACCCTGTCGGGCTGGGATAGCGAGATCGACGGGATTAGCTGGCTGGTCGACGAAGCGACCCACAGCCTGGACGGCAGCGGCGGGTTGAAGACGTCGATCAAGCTGGAGAGCCGTTAGACGAAGTCATCCAGCCGCGGGTTGGCGAACAATTCATGCACGTAACGGATGGGCCAAACCATGCCGAGTTGCGCCGCAAGCTCATCTTTTGTGCCTATTCGACCGGTATAATGCCCTAAGATTTGCGTAGCATCGTTGCCGAAATATACATTGCCCTCTGGCGTCGTGTAACCGCCCCTCGCCCTTGAAATGACAAGTGCCCCCGACATCCCATCCCTCGAAGCGGTGTCGACCAAATAATGTCGGTGACCTGGCTGGTCGATCACGGCATCGGGTTCAACGGCCAGTGACCCTCGTTTCCAGATTGGCAATCCCATGCGATGCAGATTTTTTGGGAAACCAAGAATGAAAACCTCGCTTCCGACAGCGAACAGGTGGTTTTGTGTCCCAATCTCGTTTGCGAAGAGAGCGGCGCATTTCGGTGGCAATGTCGCGTCGAAGAATACGGCCGCTAGGTCAACCTCCCCAAAACCGAGGGGATGAATATACCAAATCGGATCGCCTTCAGCATCGTAAAGATCGAGCATGTAGTGGGAATGTCCGAAGTCGCTCATCAGCAAGCTAACTTCGATCTTGTTTGGCCTGGCGCCGGTCTCTTCTGATAGCGCCTTCTTGGTTTCGGGGTGTGCGCCGGTCAGACAATGCCATGCTGTCACCAGCGCGATACGATCGGGAAGCCGCCATAAAAAGCCAGTGCCAGTCGCAAGTTCCCGATCGTCACGGTACATCTTCAGATGAACGGCTAAGCGGCTAAAGGGGTCAACGGTAATGACTTTCGGCGGTGGCATAATTTACTCCTTGCGCACCATCTGGGCGCCAACCCAGAAATACAGCTGCCCGTGTTCATCGCGCGACGCATACCCCAGGTCGATCGCGGCTGTCATCGCCTCCCCATGCGGGCGCCAGGCCGTTACTCGCCGCCCGAATAGGAAAATCGCATAGCGTTCGCCGGACTGCCGGACGCGAACGCTACTTCTTGCCGCCGGCAATACCCAGATCCACGTCCGTCGCCCCGAGCGAGCCAGCCACGGCAGCCAGGCCGCCGCCACAGAGCATCGTTCCCTGCTGTATCGATTGTGTGAGATCCTCCAACTCCGCCTGCGCCGAGATGCTGGTGTCGCCGTCGATGATATCCTTCAATTTGCGGGCGCCGATCCATTTGTCGAGATAGGACGCATCGCAAGCCTCGATCGCATCCGTCGCGCTTTTCCTGCTCTTCGCATCGAAGCTCGCGGGGATCCCGAGCTTCTTGATGTCGCCCCCCGTCGTGACGCAGGAATTCTCCGCGCGATCGGCGGCGCGATAGGCCGCGACGGGATCGCCGCTATCCGCTGCTTTCGCCACGTTGGTCATCGCGGCATCACAAGGCGCGCCGATTGCCGTCACATGTTTGAAGAGCACGATCGCGTCGCCTTTTGCGCTGCCCGTCGAAATCGATGATTTGGCGGCCTCGTCTCCGCGCGCACACCAGCCCAGCGTAAGGATGATCAGAACGAGGGCGACGGCCGCGAAGATCATCGCATGCCGATGCTCTCTTTGTCGGGCCGCGACGGCGCCTGGCGAAAAATCTGTTTGGCAGTGCGGGCAGCGCGACGCCGCAACATGCAGCGGTTGCTTGCATTTTGGACAAGCAACCTCATTCCACTTCGCTTTCTTCCCCATGCCCCGCCCCAATTAACCTAGTGTTTCCCGATCGACGCCACGACGCGGCCGATCACGTACATCTCGTCATCATGCGCAGTTTCCGGCCCCACCGCCGGATTGTCGCTATTGATTTTGTAACTGCCATCCGGGTTCGCCCAGATCCGCTTGACCATACCGATGTCGGCAACTGCGACCGACCAGACTTCGTTCTGCTCGTTGATCCGTTTGCGCCTCAGGTCGATGATAACGATCGCGCCGTCCAGCAGCGTCGGCTTCATCGAATCGCCCTTCACCCGTGCAAAGACAAGCATGTCCGGTGGCGCGTCGGTAAACTCGCGCAGCCAATCCTTATGGAAATAGCGCCTCGTTTCCGCCACCGCGCGATCATCGAGATAGGTTCCGCCGGCACCAAGCGTCAGGTCGACCTCTTTCACGCCGATCAGACCCAGTTCGGCGAGCGCATGTTCATCGAGAGGCGGCGGTTGAGCGCGAAATGATCGACGTCCATCGGCAATGGCTGGCATGCCGACATCATCATCCTCGCCGGTCAGAAACTCCGGCGTGGTCTGCAGTTCCCGGGCGATTCGGTGAAGGTGCCTGGTTGTTTGCGACTTCCCGGAAATCAGGGCGGCGATGCTTGGCTGTTTGATCCCGATGCGCCGGGCCAGCTCCGCTTGGGACATACCGATTTCGTCCAGGCGCTTGGCCAGCCTATTGCCGCGGATCGAGTAATTTTCGGCAGCCGTCATGGGCTCGGGACCTATAGGAGTGTCTATAGGCAGCACACTGCCGTTTTGTCTATTGACCACCTATAGGACCTTCTATAGCTATAGGTGCATGGAAACGACACCAACCCGATTTGAAGCCCTCACCACCTGCCGCGATCGTGCAGGGTCTGACAGCCAGCTGGCGCGTGATCTCGATGTCACGCAGCCGACCGTCTGGCGTTGGCTGAAGCAGACCAAGCAAATGCCACCCGAATATTGTCTGAAGGCAGAGCGGATCTACGGCGTTCCGAAAGAGTATCTGCGCCCCGACATCTATCCCCGCGACGTCATGGTCGACCAGGCAGTCGAAGACCGCTTCTGCGGCATCGACATGCGCGCCGGCGAACGCCGCGAAGCCCCGCGACGAGTGGCCTGACCATGGCCGGGGGGCTCCAACATCATCATCAAATTGACGGGCATGCAGCCCCGTCGATCCGGTCCGCCGCTTTTTCCTTCCGGGCGGCGACATCGGACTGCGAACAGGTCGCGGAGGCATCGCCCCTCTACCCCGCTCCCGCGACCTGTTCGCCCTTGTCATCCCCCGTCCCCTGCGGCCGCTGCGCCGGCACCCCTGCCCGCCGCTGCTGCCTGACCATAGCTGCCAGCCTGATCGCTACGCCGATAGCCGGTAACTTTCATAACCTTACCGCCCCGACCGGAGAGCCCGCATGAACATCTGTGAACTGATAGAAGCTGTCGGGGTCGACCAGGTAGGCATCCAATATCTCGATCGGTGCGCCGACTCGCTCAATTATGACGCGAAGCGCGGCACTCGGATCACCTTCGGCACCGAAGAACCGCTGAACCTGCAGGGCACGGAACGGCTCGGCATTGTCGTCTGGCTCGACCGCAAAGCCGTCGCCGGCGCGCTGAAGGGAGAAGCCGCGTGAGTACCGACCGCACAGTTACCCTCACGCCAGAACTGCAGGAATTGAAGGCAGCATGTCGCGCCCTAGTCCGTGCTTTTGGCGGGCAGGCCGCGGCGGCGGAACGGCTTGGCACCCGGCAACAGCGGATCAGCGACTGCTGCAGCGCGAACACCGACACGTTCCTGCGCCTGGACGAAATCGCGATCCTCGAAGCGGAGACCGTCGGTTATCCTGGTCATCCGCACGTCACCAATGTTTTGGCCCGCCAGCGCGGCCGCGAGACGGTGGAAACGCCAGCGGCAACCGCGACGGGGCGCGATCTGCTCAAGCTCTATGCCCGCCAGTCCAAGGAAAACAGTGACCTTTGCGAAGCGGTGCTCGACGCCAAAGCGGATGGCGAAATCGACCTCTTCGAAGCCGAAGCCATTGACGACGCGATCGATGACGTCGTCGCCGGCGCCTTGGCAATGCGGGCTGAAGTCCGCATGATCATCCGGGAGGCGCGCCAGTGAACGCTCCGGCCCAGCAACCGCGTAAGCGCAACATCGTCGCGGGTGACGATCCGAACCTGCGCCAGCGGCATTCGATGATCGCCTGTCCCCACTGCAACGCGCCGTCGGTCATCCGCACTTCGGAAATGGTGACGCCGACCAGTAAGGATCTGTTCTGTCTCTGCCAGAACCCTGACTGCGGGTTCACTTGGAAAGGGCAGATCAGCATCGTTTACGGCCTGTCACCCAGCGCCATTCCGAACGAGCACGTCGACATCCCGATGGCGCCGGCCAGTCTGACCCGAAAGACCTATTTCCCGCCGCCCGGCGGTTACGACACCGCGACGATCGACATGTTCGATACCGAACCGACCGACCAAGCAGCCTGATCTCCCAACCCCGCTCAAAACCCGCTCTCCGGCGTTTCGTCGGCCCCCTGACTGCACCCTTTTGATAGGTCCCTGATGTCATTTTCCGACAAGATTATTGCTGGCCTCAAAGCACAGTTCGCCTTCAAATCGGTGAAGGGAAGTTGGCTGCAGGAAGGAACCTGTCCCGGGTGCGGAAAGAAGGAAGTCTACTGCGCCGCTGACAATCCCAGAATGGTCAAATGCGGCCGCATCGAAAATTGCGGCTGGGAAGACAGCGTCCGCAACCTGTTGCCCGACCTGTTCGAAGACTGGTCCAAGCGCGAGCCCGCGACCGAAGCCAACCCCACTGCCACCGCTGACGCCTATCTGTCGCACGAACGCGGGCTCGATCTGCAGGGAATGCGCGGATCCTATTCGCAGGAACTGTTTCGCGACAACGAAAGCGGACAGGTGTCGGCCACCGTCCGCTTCCCGCTGCCCAACGACAGCTGGTGGGAACGGCTGATCGACCGCCCGGGGCGCTTCAAGAAAAAGGCAAACTTCAAATACGGCGGCAGCCACCGCGGCCATTGGTGGATGCCGCCGGTGCTTACCTGGGAAACGCTCGCTGCCGAAGAAGATATCTGGCTTGTCGAAGGGATCTTCGACGCCTGGGCGCTCAACCAGGTGGGCATCACGGCCGTCAGCCTGATGTCGGTGAACAACTATCCAGAGCATGCGCTTGCCGAACTGCTCAAGGCCATCGCCGCTACAAACCCTAAGCACCGCCCGCGCCTGGTCTTTGCCTTCGACGTGGGCGCCGCCGGCGTCAGCTACACCCGCAAGTTCGTGAAAAAGGCCCGCGAAGAAGGCTGGACCGACGCGACAGCCGCGCAGGTCCGCCCCGATGGCGAAGGAACCAAG